GTCAAAGAAAGTTTGTAATTTATTAAGAATTGTCTTACTGTTGAAACTATTACGCAGACCTTGATGTAGTGGCTTTGGTGGATGATCGATAGTTGACCAACTCCACGCAATATGTTCGTCACTTAATATAGGAATGAATTCATTTTCTATTACACACAAGTACGTGTGAAAATTAAACACTTTATCGTTTGATACAAATGTTTCTAAAGGAATTGTTTTTAGAATTTTAGGCGGAGTGCCAATTTCTTCTTTGATTTCACGCTGAAGGCCTTGCCATGGGTTTTCGTCTATTAGATTAGTACCGCCAACTAACCCCCATGTGCCGGCATGTTTACCTTGAGCTTTTTGTAATAACAGAACTCGTCGTGTTGATTTAGCGTAGAACAATGCTCCGCTACAAACAATACGATCTTTTAAAGTTCTATTCTCCATTGGCCAACCCTGTAATCACCTTCAAATGACTTTGCCCACAGCACGTTATTCCACACGTACTGTATGCCAGTATATATATTTGTTTGAAGAAGATGTTGGCCTGTTTCTTGAGCATTAAATATAACATGCCAAGCGGCACCGTCCCACTCTATAATATCATTAGCGGATGCTATAAAATCTGTACCATCATTGTTTTTCCATGCGTCCGGACCATCAACATTAATAGTTTCTCCAATGTCTTCAACCAGCATGTATCTAGTGCCGGCACCAAGCTCTAATGCGCCAGTTGTTGGATCAACTAATCCAGATCCTCTTGGCCCCTTAGTTGTTGGGTCAATAATAGCATCAAACGTCCCTGGGCTACCGGTTCTAACACTTTGATAATTATTAAAAATATTTTCTGTTAACAAATCATCCTTAGGATATGTGTCCGGATCCCAATTTATTTGTAGTATTGCAGGATCAATTGCGCTTATAGCAATAGTGCCAATGACTGTTGAACCGTCAGGCTGATTTAAAAATATTCTACTTGACCCTGCTTTATATAAACCAGGATGCTGACTAAACAATTCGTCCCATATTAAGACAGCACCTTGCCTTAATGGTATGTCTAACGTGGGTTCTCTTGGAACAGCATTTTCGTTTTTACCCATTAATAATGCTTGACTATTGTATACCTGTATATGATAATTACTAATAGTTGCGGTATCTTTAGTAAGACCGCTATTCACAGTAACAGTATCTCCACCTAAATCGGCACCAAGCCCGTCAATGTACCCACCGTAGTCAGTATTACTATTTTGATAAAGTCCAGTAACAATACTAGTAATAACACCAAGATGTTTAACCTTAGCTGGAGGACTAATCCATATTGGAGTATCTAATGTAAGCGTGGCAATGTCTATAGGAGCATCCTGTGTACCAACAGGCACTAATTTACTACTCCATGACATACTAGCAAGTTCTAAAACAGTTAGACTGGTCCAATCAATGTAGTTATCAGTGGTTTGTAATTCTAAACTTGGATTAAACAACACAAGAATCTGTTCAAGTATTTGTAATTTTTGGTCTGCGTTAGCTGACCATATATCACATTTCATTGTTAATTTAAACGGAGTTGGCATCATACGTTCAACGGTATAATTTTTACCCTGCCCTACAGTATATACTTGTTGATCAATGTCACGTTCTCTAAAATGTAATTTACCAACATACGTGCTATCACTTAATCTTGCTCGATCAATATCTAACGCAGAAATATATACGCTAATGCGCGGAGTAGAGTTAACTACGTTTTCTGAATTTTGCCGTATAATATTGGCCACTTGCTTGTCAGCATCACCGTACATTACTGGAATACGTACTAGAGAACCGTCTCCATATTTTACAGAAAAATTACTTAGCACACGAATTGTCTGTGTTAGATATCTACGTATTTGCCCGTCATAAAAATGAAGCATTATAAATCCGCCTTAGGTCGAAGAGCTTTTGACAAACTTTGTCTTACTTCTTCTTTATTATTGTACAGTCCAACTTGCCATACTTCGGCGTATGGTATTGTTTGCTGTGTAGTTGGATCTAATAAATTAGTCAATGGTAGTGTAATTCTAACCTTGGCAACAGTATCTACCAGGTAGCTAGAAATCAATACTTGATCAGGATAGTCTGCTACAGTAAAGCCAATTTCTGTAATAGATTGTTTAATCATTATATAAGGAGCTTCGATATAATTTATAGTAGTATTAATCACATAAGCGCCAGCTGTCAGGATAACTGCGTCAACAGCTATTTGTTGATTGTAAATTGAATCAGTATTATTAATAAAACCAGTTTTCAATGTTTGACGAGTATTATTATTTGTCAATGTCATACGCACAGCGTCTTCAACTTTGATCCAGCGATTTTCTTGATATCTAAATAATCGGTTAGGTAAGAAGTCAGTGCGCAAGAAGAAATCGTCTTGGATTGCGCTTTCTGGAAATTGAATACCGTGGCCAAAATCGTATCCGTTAGCCGGAAATCCGTCACCTACCAAGTATCCAGTGTATCCTGTTCTAACTGGCCTAGCATTACTTTCTTGTGCTGTAATAGTAGCGTTACTAGCATCTAGACCTACACCTAATAAAGGAACAGAGTCAGCAGTATTTAAAATAGGTTTGCCTTGCGCATCAACAGCCAGCGTATAAAATTGTCTAGTTTCATATCCGCTCTTAGGAGTATCAGCTTCTGCTTGCGCAATTACAGTGTCGTTAACTGCTAATTCTTTGTTGTGGGTACTTAACAAATCACGTAGGGTTTGCCCTGTTAAATTGCCACTTGAATCTAACAACGGATCTCCGTTTGCGTCAAGAATAGGTTTGTTAAAGATATCGGCAAATTGCTGGTTGTCTGTAACTTTTCTAAGTTTTAATCGATACAAATGTGGATACCAAGTACTACTAAATCCTTCGCTAGCACGACCTACATCTTCGATAACATAGTAGCGTGGTAGACCTACTTCAAAATCATTCAAGGCAAACTGATCACGCAAGTGCGGCATTTCCATTACATCACCACTAATAGGTTTGCGACCAATATATTTGATAAAATCATTAATGTGTACAGTCATAAACAGGGTGTCGTTGTCTATGAACAATCCAAATTGACTTAAATTAAAGTCAATATTTTGTACATTATACAGTCCACGAATTCTGTAAATTTCTGAATCATACTTACGATCTCTGTTTTCTAAAAACAATAAATCTTGTATGTTAGTTACAGACGTTGTAGCATAATGCGGCTGATCAGCCGTGGCATTAGCTTCGCTAGTATTAGAACCGATATATTTGTGTAGGTAAACATCAGTTGCTCCTACCTGAAACATCTCAGAAATCTGGCGATCTATAAACTTGTAGTCTTGCCCTCGTTCAGGCTTGTATAAGGAAAGTCTTGGCATACTGATATTTATCGTTAGATAAATATGAGTGGAGAACTAATATGTCTGATTCTACATCTTTAATTGAACGAAATAATGTATTTGACTACGTGCGCAATATGCTAGGTGACGGCATGGTTGAAGTAGAGTTAGATCCTAAACATTACGAAACCGCTTTAAATAGTGCTATTACTAGGTTTAGACAACGCAGTAGTAACAGTGTAGAGGAAAGTTATAGCTTTCTAGAACTAATTCAGGATCAAAACGAGTACCGGTTGCCTGACGAAATTATCGAAGTACAAAGTGTATTTCGCAGAGCTATTGGATCACGTAGCGGACTAGGCGCTGGCGGAACATTGTTCGAGCCATTTAACTTGGCTTATACAAACACGTACTTGATGTCTGGATCAATGATGGGTGGATTAGCAACCTACGAGCTGTTTGCCGGTTATCAAAAGCTAGTAGGTAAAATGTTTGGTAGCTATATTGAATTCAAATGGAAGCCAACTAGCCACATGCTAACAATTCTACAACGTCCGTTTGCCCAAGGCGAACAGATTATGCTACGTACCCACAATTACCGCCCAGACTATGTACTGCTACAAGACATATATGCCAAACAATGGCTGTATGATTATACCCTAGCAGTTTGTAAAGCAATGTTAGGTGAAGCACGCTCTAAGTTTGGGTCAATTGCTGGCCCAGGATCAGGTGGTATTACACTCAACGGCGCGGCACTACTATCAGCTAGCAAAGAAGAGCTAACTAGATTAGACAAAGAATTAGCCGAACTAGTATCGGGCGGAAGCCCAATGACCTTTATTATTGGCTAACAAATAATTTGACCTTGTAATAAATCTGTTATATACTAACAGTACTTTACGAGGTTTCTTATGATTATAGGTGTGTGCGGTTTTATCGGTTCCGGCAAAGATACTATTGCCGACTATCTTACTAACTTTCACGGATTTCGACGAGAATCGTTTGCCAACAGTTTGAAAGATGCTGTAGCTCATGTATTTGGTTGGGACAGAACCATGCTCGAAGGCCGCACAAAACAAGCCCGTGAATGGCGTGAACAAGTAGATCCATGGTGGTCAGAACGTTTGAATATGCCCGAGTTAACTCCACGCTGGGTACTACAATACTGGGGCACAGAGGTATGTCGCAAAGCGTTCCACGATGACATTTGGATTGCCAGTTTGGAAAATAAACTACGCAACAGCACAGACGACATTGTTATTAGTGACTGTCGTTTCCCTAACGAAATCAAATCAATTAAAGCCGCTGGCGGGATTGTAATACGTGTAAAGCGGGGTGATGATCCTGAATGGTACAATGATGCTTGCGACATGAACGCCGGTGATCGCTGTATAAATTGGTCAATCGCAAGTAGTCGTATGTCGAAATTAAAAATTCACGCCAGCGAAACCGCATGGTGTGGAACTAAGTTTGATGCTACTATTCCTAATGATACTACTATCGATGACTTATTTGAACAAGTTAAAGATCTGGTATCAAATCACCTTGTTTCCACTTAATACCTTCTTTGTGTAATATGCGTTGACAGTTGGCGCATATTGTTTTTAAGTTCGCAGGCCTACAGTTATTCAAATCACCGTCAACGTGGAAGACCGCAAATACTTCTTTGTGTGTACTTTTAAACCCACATTTATCGCAGGATGATTTAGGACGATACCCGCTAGTAAACCACCGTGGTAATTTTACTCCTCTATTACACGCTCCGCACTGACTCCTGTAGTAAGGCTTACCTAGTTTATAGTAATTAACAGCAACAGGCCGCAGTCCGCAGTCACATAATGGTCTCATATTTTATTTAAGCCTTTTTAGAACCTTTTCTAGGCTGTATATCATATACAAAAAGCCAAAATCCACTAAATACAATTAGAAATAGTATTCATTGGAGATCACAAAATGGCTCAACTAAGTTCACCAGGCGTAGCAGTTACCGTAATAGACGAATCGTTCTATACACCTGCCGCACCGGGTACAACACCCTTAATTATCGTTGCCTCTGCTGAAAGCAAGCAAAACGGATCAGCAACCGGAGTTGCTGGAGGTACGCTTGCCGCTAACGCTGGCCAAGTTTATCTACTAACAAGTCAGAAAGATTTGGCAGATACATTTGGTACACCTGTATTTAAAACTGATGCGAATAACAATCCTATCCATGCTGGTGAACAGAATGAATACGGATTACAAGCCGCATACAGTTATTTAGGTGTAAGCAATCGTGCGTATGTAGTACGTGCTAATATTGACCTAAATCAATTAGATGCGCTAGCCGATGCTCCGTTAGGCGATCCAGAAGACAACACATATTGGTTTGACACAGCGTCAACACAATATGGTATTTTTGAATGGAACAGCGCCGGCGCAAGAACTACCGGCGGTCAGACATTTACAATTAAATATCCAACAATTATTACAGCAGTAAGCAAATTATCAGCTGGTGCTGGAAGTGCTCCTCGTGCTAGTATTGGTTATGTAGGCGACTATGTAATTGACGCAACTACTACTGTAAACACTGTTTACTTTAAAAATGCTTCAGGAATGTGGGTTGAAGTTGGTAGTACAAGCTGGGCATCAAGCTGGCCAGCAGTAACTGGTACACAAGCTCTGCCAACACTCGGCGTTGGTAAGTCTATTAAAATTAATACTAATATTTTTACTGAGCCAGTAAACTTAGCGGCATTAGTTGTAGCTATTAACGCAAGTGCTCCGTTACAAGGATTTGGAATCAGTGCTGCCGTTGTAAATGGTAAGCTAGCATTATACACTGAAAGCACATCAATTGTTATAGAAGCCGAGGGTACTAATGCCGGACTAACCGCATTAGGATTAACAGCAGGTACTTATGCTCCACCAGCATTAACAATTGCTCCGCACACAAGCGTTCCGCAATACAAAACATTTGATGCTACTCCTCGCCCAACTGGTTCATTATGGATTAAAACAACTGAGCCAAACAACGGCGCACGTTGGAGAGTTAAGAATTATAATGCAGCATCCGGAGCATGGGTCGAAAAGGCCGCACCGTTGTACGCAACTAATCAAGCTGCACTAGCTAGTTTAGACTCAGCAGGTGGTGGTATTAATTTAGCATTGAAAACAATCTATGTTCAGTATAACACAGACGAAGGCGGATCAAACCACACCGGCCCACAATTAGCAAACTTTAAATTATTTTATCGTGCTAGCGTCGGCGCAACAACTATTCAATCTGTTGACATGGCCCCAAGTGTTTTTACTGCGGCCAAAGATGTATCATTCACTATTCAAGAAAGTGTAACTGGTTCAGCAACATTAGCTAATCCAATTACTATTGCGTTTACTACTGCTGGCGCAGCCGGCGGAGCACTTGATGCTGAAACACTAGTAGCAGAAATTGGTAGCTCAGGGTTAGTTAACATCAGCGCAGAATATGACGCAGCCACTGGCAGAGTAACAATTAGCCATAGACAAGGCGGTGACTTTAGAATGGTTGATACTAGTGAAGCTGGCGCCGAATTATCACGCATCTTTACATCTTATTATACATCACCTGACAATGCTGGCTTAGCAACACGTAACCTTTGGAGAGATCCTAGCGATCCTGCTGACAGTACTAAGTATCTAGCAAGTTTATGGTCATCAACTGTTATTAGTGCTGCCGGTTCACGTATTGGCTTTGCTAACGCAAGTGCTGATGCTCCGTCAACTATTCCAGCTAATGGTAAGTTATGGTATAATTCCATGATCGACGAAGTTGATATGTTGATTCATAATGGCACAACATGGGTAGGTTATGGTAACTATAACCAAACTGCTCCGGGCGGTGAAGCAACTGACCCTAACGGTCCAATTGTTAGCGCAACTCGTCCTGCTGTACAAAGTGACGGAACTGCGTTAGGCAATGGCGATTTATGGATTGATACTAGCGATTTAGAAAACTTTCCAAAGATTTATAAATTTAACTATGTAACTAAGAAATGGGTACTAGTTGACAATTCAGATCAAAGTTCAGAAGACGGTGTTTTATTCCGTGACGCTCGTTGGGGTGTTGATGGTGGTACATCAGATATGCCTACAGACAGCACCATTACCGAGTTGTTAACTAGCAATTTCTTAGACTTTGATGCGCCGGATCCAGCACTATATCCAAAAGGTATGTTGCTATGGAACTTACGTCGTTCAGGATTTAACGTTAAACGTTTTGTACGTGACTATGTGAATATTGAAGCTGACAATAAGCGTCTAGCAGGTGACCCGTCAATGGCTACATACTAACCACATCGTTGGTTAAGTG